GTTACGGCAATATTAGTAATGATGCAATTAGCTTCATAATAAACATTCTTCTTTGAATTATCAGGATCACGGTAAATATAAAATAATCCATCAAAATCTGATCCTTGCTGAGTACGAACCAACAATTGCGCTAAATAAAATGGAAATTCTGGATCTGTACCGTATTCATTAGCCCTGTCTCCTGTGTCATAATCATGTTCCCAAATACAAGTCATTGATCCTTGCCCACTAATTAATCCCGCTTCATATTGATTTCTAAATTCATCTCCAAGATTTGTTAAATCAACTTGCTCTCTACTCGTTGTCATTTCAAATTCTCTAACACCTGCTACATGCCTAAATCTTTCATTTCTGGTACGGATTAAAATATCTTTTGCAGAACTAGGAGCAACAAGAGTCAAAGCATTTGATTGCCCACCTTCTATTGCAGCAGCAAAAGAACTATATAAACGAAGACCTCCTACTGGATCAACATTAATAAACCACTTTCCATCTGGATAACTATGACCACTAACTAATTCAAGTGTTGAACCATCAGCCGTTTCTATTTCAACCTCATCTCCAGTTATTAACGAACCAGAACTATGGTCAACGCTAAATCTTTTTGTTGATGTATTTACGTCAAAAGGATCTAACTTCGTCTGCAATGCAGATTGAAGCGTATCTCTTTTAAGGGCTACTTCACCCCATTGACCAAAGTAAACACCCATTAATCAACCAAAGTTGTGTTGCCATAAGGAGCACCATTAGCTTCCCAACTAATGTCAGCAGAAGCAACTTCGCCTACTGCACTGTTCATCGAAACACCTGTAATGAAGACAGAGAATTGAATGTCTCGAACATCGCTTGAACCTGTCGTCATCCGCAGCTTTAAAACGACCTCATCTGATTTGGTATCCCCACCATCACCTGCTGCACTGCCTGGTTTAATTGCAGAAGTTAAAATTGTATTTAGGTTTGAGTTAGCACCAGAGCCAGGAGTTTCAACGTAATAAAACAGTCTTGCACTTCCGCTATAGCTTCTAACACCTGATTCAAGTGTTCTATCTGTATCGCCTAATGAGGTCGTTTCCAATACCGCCATTGAGCTAGAGAAAGACCATGACTGAACTTTTGCTGCTTTCGTACCAGCAACATAAAGTTCTCCATCTCTGCCTGAATAAAAACCCACGACCTTAAATTAAAACATTGAGTCTATTCTACGGTGAATCTAGGCAAGCAACAAAACTACAACTAACATTACTTTTTCCTTTAAAACTACTTGTGACACTTGGAGGGGCAGAATATCTCCATTTCAAACTTGATCCAGACTCTTTTAAATAAGCCAAAAGGCTAGTGTCAGTCACACCTGAAGTAGCATAACCACGATCAAAAGTAACGTAATCCCAATCAGAATTTACATCTTCATAGTTAGCTAAAATTAAAGCAGCATCAGCATCAGAAATATTTGAAAAACCTAGAGTCAAAGTCGCATTAACTCGTTTATTACCAAAACGAAGATGTGTCTTTGTACCGTCTAACGATTCAAATGTAGTACTTGGGTACGTTCCAGGGTTATAACTTCTGGAAGTTGGTTTAATAGCTGGAAAATCTACGGGTGTTGCCATTAGTTACTCCACATCAAACAAGGGATTATCTATATCAGTATCATCCCATTTCTGTAGCATAGCTAATTTAGTTCCATCTAATTCTGCATACGATCCAGAAAGCTCAATCAATCCATCTTCTCCAAACGTAATACTTTCAACTTTGTAACATTGATCAGAAGCTTCAGATTCTTTAATCGTAAATAATGATCCAGCGTAAGGTTGAATTGAACTTGGCGTAGAGAAATCAGCAGTTGCTTCTTTTACTACTTCTTCTGAAGGATTCCAATAATAAAATGTTTTACTTCCACTAATTGTGTCTTTACTTACAACCGTTCCATCATCAAGAATTGCACCGTTATTAAATCGTTGAACATGTTGTGTTGTTGAAAATACTCTTATGTAATCTCCAGGTTGAACACCATTAATAAAATGAGGAGCTGTTTTGAATGTAATTGTATGATCTACAAATTTTCTTGTTGCTAAAATATATTTTCCAAATGTAATTGCATGTTTTTCGCTAGTACAAAAACCAGTCAAATCAAAAGTTTCTAATGGATCGTCATTGTACTCCGTTCCATGTAAGCGCACTATTTTAGATTTATTTTCGGGAAATCCATTTTCTTTTTCATCTCTATAAAGAACATTTGCTTTAAATGTTTGCCTATCTTCTGGACTAAGGAAAGCTACTTGTAAATCTTTAATATTACCGTCAGTAAACATTGCTTTAATAACGACATCTTTATCATTTCTCATTGCATGAGTATTATCATCAAAAGGAACAGCAGGATATAAACTAAATTGACCTCCAATAATTGTAAAATCTAATAAACAATACATCCCTTGTTCAAATATAAATTCTCTTAAATTAACTTTATTTGAAATCACACCGTCCCAAAAAAATTGATTAGATCCGCAGAACTTAGCAGCAACACCCATATTGTATCTATTAACAGAATCGGCATTAATAATTGCACCAGCACCTAGTTTTTCATCCGTTAATAATGCATAAGCAATTTCAGGAAATAAACTTGATGCTTTATTCCCTTGAGATGGACTATTGACTAGATCTGGCACTTTAATTCCTTTCTTAAAGTAAGCAGAAAACTGACTAAAGTTTGTCCATTCTTTTGAACTATTAACTTTTAATCCTGCATAAGCTAAATTTTCATATGTTGCTTGATCTTCTGTATCTTTTATTATTTCATTTATATAGGTTATTTGATGTTCTGGCCCTTCTAAATGACTAGATTGATCTCCTTCGTATTTCCAAAAATCAGCAGCAGCATCATAAATATTTAATTCATGTTCAATGTCTTCATCATCATATCTTCTATTGCTAGATTCAACAGTTAAAGTTAATTCTTGTGCTGGAACAAGTTCACTCCCACTATAGTTTTGAGCGGGAATCGTAACTGTATCTCCATTTGTATAATTTGAACCTAACTCAACTAAATCCCATAATGCGTACCATCTATCCTTATCAGGTAAATTTGTCCATACTTTTAAACTAATTTTTAATCCAGTAGCAGCAGGATCGCTAACCCTTTTATTTACAAGAGATAAAGACGAAGAATCAATTACAGGAGCAGGAAAAGTTCCGTATTGCTCTGACTTTTTAACATAATACCAATTACTTTGACCCCAAGGATGTTGTCCTGCAACTAAAACAGGTTGAAATTTTCCTCCAAATCTATCTGTTCCATAATAGTAATGAAATTCTGTATCTTCAGTATTAAGAACAGTGCTGTTTGTTTCTAAACTACCCCAAGTAGGATCTCCTTCGTATCCATGTGTACCTGGAGTTACATCAATAGGATTTATATATAAAGTCCATGTATATTTTCCTGGGCTTGGATAATTATCAAAACGAACAATAATTGTGTCATGAAATGGAACCCACGTTCCAGAATTACCATCAACAATAGTTCCGTAATTATGATGAGAAGCTTTTACCCATCTTGTTACACTTGGCTGTGTCGAAGGTAAATTAGATGTTGAAGCATCATTATAATTAGCTGCATCGTCTTTATTAAAACCTGTAACTGTACTACTAGATCCAGCTAATAAATTTTTACTTGGATGTCCTAAATTCCATTCTGAATTGCTTAAAATACTTTTAGTTAAAGGATAATTTCTTTTTCCTGCAAATTTAACAGCAAATCCATTAGAAGTAAACTGACTTAAGTCACCTACAGTTGTCGCCTTATTTGCATTCAATAAACATACTCGAACTTTTGGTTCGGTTGGCTTGTTTTCTTTAGCAATAACATCTTTGATTACATCATTGCCAGGCCAAGGAAAGAATCTAAATTCATATTGACCTCTGGTATGATCTATTCTTATATAATTATATTGAAATTCAGGAGTATTTCCTTTGACACAAAATAAACCAGAATGATTTGCATTCTCTGTCGTATCAGGTTGTAACCATGTCCAAACATCATCAATTTTTACTTGTAATTTAAAGAAGCTAAATCTAGTAATATATTTATTAACATTTCCTAAAGTTAAAGTAGATTTATTATCAAAAACCTCATAAATTTTATCTTCTTCAGGCTTACTGTTTACATTAGCAAAAGTCATTTGTTTATAAACTTTTGACTTAATTCCTATTTCAGTAATATCACATTTTCTATTATTAGAAATTGTTCCTAAAGTTGCTTTTTGCAGTGCATACCTTATATGTGGCTCGTATAATTCATTATAATTTTGCTCGTAATAAAAATGGTCATCTCTATCTAATCGAGATGGCCTAACAGTAAAGAACTTACCATTTGTATCCCAATTAGGATTACTAATATGATTAGCTAATCCACCAGAAGGACTAGCGTGATACCTGCCTTCTTCTATTACTTCAAATTTGTAATGCCTAGTAAAAGTTCCAGACCAAGGGACACCATCCC